GTCAGGTTTCTGTAGGTATACAGCAGAATTGTTAGCAAGAGCACGATGAGAACTTCCTTCCCACCATTGCCCTGACTTAGCGTTCTGCATAGAGTGGTCACCAAGATCACTTAAAGATATCATGGCAGATCTGCGTACACCACCTACCACTACAATCTCACCAATCTTACACATAAGATCGTGACACTCTAGTGGAGTTAGTTTACGCCCTGCTGCCTTCTTGAATAAATTCGTAGTAAACTCAAGTAGCTCTTTAAGTGGCTCGGGACCACTCGCACGTCCTCCCATTGTTTTTAACTTAGCACCTGCTGGTCTAACTTTAGAGTAATCAAAAGAATGTACTCTTCCCAGATAGAGGTCAGCAATATGTTTACGAAGTGCTTTAGACCACCCCTCTTTAGAGTCCTCAATAGAGATTACTCGGCCAGATAGTTCAAAGTGATCATTAACAATGGGTAGTTTATTAACATCGATAGCTTCCACAGAAAATCCAACACCCGTACCACACATAAGGATATACATAGCCTCATCAAATGCACGGGAAGTATCCACCTTAAGGTAAGAACAGTTATACCCTGTAATGTTATTACGCTCAAGAGCAGGGCCACTAGCCCACATAGCTCTCATGGATGGCATGGTGCTTAGAGAAGAAATAGAAGAAGTTAACTCCTTGTATAGCTTATCACTAATCATACCTTTCCAAGTAGACATATAACGATTAACTGTTTCATCCCAGGTTTCTCTACGTTGTTCTGTTTCTAACCAACGAGAGTAACGAGAAAGGTGAATAAATGTTTGGTAGTCTGTGGTCATCTGTGTTTCTCCTTAGATAACTAAGTTATACCTGTGTTTCCTTAAGTATAACTTATATAATATAATAATAGGGAAGGAGGGTTTCTCCTTTTAATAGGGGACTATACCTATTTAACTAGGTTTAGTAGGCCAGTCGCTATCAGACAAATTGGGCCAGTTAGAGTGTGTAGTAATGTCACGCAAAGCCTGACGATAGCTAGTCATAGAGGCATTCATAATTACATCTGTCAGAGCGTAGAAGTCAGTATCGCTTAATAGATTATCCCGCGTGTTACGGTTAGATGTAGCAGTAAGTACACTATTAGCTGCAATCTCATCAGCAGTTAGCTCAACCACCGTGCGTGTCAGCACCCAATCGTTGCCATAAATAGGCGTACCTACTAAATCAGTGTTCACCTCTTCAGTAAAAGGATCAGTTGCATCAGCCTCAGTCATCAGACGCACAACACCCCGTGTCGGTGTCGTAGCTGTGACTACCTTATGTGTCAGAGGGTCATAGTCTGGCATTGCTTCTGTTGTGACAGGGCGCATACCGTACCTACGCATGATATCTAATGGGATATTGCGTGGGAATGATACGTTTGGATTGTCACGGCGTAGCTGACCCGATGAGTAGGGGTAACGAGCTACTGCCCCGTTTGTTATCTTAACGTAAGACATTGTGTTTTCTCCTTAGTTAGGTAAATATTCTGCCAAGTTGGCTTTATTGTTATAGGGCCGTTATTCCGCATTTATAACACAACTCGTTAACCTGTTGTAACTCCCATAATCTCCGGAAGGAACAACATCTCTAGGAATAGCTTGATCGTTTTGTATTTCATAATATGTTCTAATCCTTGCGTTATTTTCACCCGTGAATAAATAATCTCCACCCCAAAACCCGCCGTTGATGGCCGTGGCCGTATTATATCCTGCATAATTAGCAATTAATATACTTGGTGAGGAAGAAGGCGATAATGTCTGGGTCGAGGGAGTTGCAGCAGTCATTCCGCCATCATTTACATTGCTGATGATTACATTTGTAACAGGCCTTGAGGGCCTAAATGTAAGCATTATAGCGCTGTCATAATTACCAGAACTCCGCATAAAAGTTGTTGTTAAGTCGGCTTCTGTTAATAGCTTATACTGAAACATATCTTCAAATGTACTATTTAAAGTAGTTATTTGCGTAAATCCAGAGTAGACAGCAGGTACAAAAGAAGTTACAGCGGTCGAAGATAATGCTACCGCAATATCTCCTGCTTGTGTTCCTGTAGGTACTAGAATATTTAAATTACTAGCAGGGTAACTTACGCCAACAAATGTAAATTCCAACGAATCTACTTTGACGGCGGTCAACCCCATCATCATTGCTAGATTACTCATGCTACTGCATCTCCTGCTTGCTTGCCGTAATACGTTG